GTGAATTTCGACCGTGCAGATTTTCGCTATTTTCTAAGTCACGCGATTAAGGAATTTATTATGTCTACTCGACTTACTGTCATTACTGTTTCTTCAATGTCTGGCGTTGGTAAAGAATCACATCAGCCATATTCGATGATGTCTGTTACCTTTTTGGTTGATTTTGAACCTTTTCAAAAGCGCGATGATTTTGGCGTTTTAACTACGGATCGCCAAGGTTCAGGTTTTTCTATTTGTGAACTCCCTGTTTCTCCTTCTTTTTATCCCCGTTTACATGCTTTTTTCAGCAATGAACAAGCTCTAAAGCGTCAACCGCTTGTCATTGAGTTTGAAACCTCGGTTCGTCCGCGTGGTCGTCAAACTGAAACCGTAATCACTGATTTTTCCGATGCTTTCAAGGTTAAATACCCAGCTCTTAAAGATCAGGCGGCGGCTTAGATGACACCTGCCGATTTTGCTTTGATTGGTATTGATTCCCAAACGATTCAATATTGTTTTATCTGGGGATTTTCGGCAATTACAGGCTCTTTTTTAACTGGTTATGTGATCTTGATAGCTTTAAAACTTATCAAGATAACTTAAAAGCCTGCTGGAGGTTTTCCAGTATTTTTTATTGAGGATTTATTTATGCAAAATATTTTTGCCGCTGTTGATTTGTCTACTGTAGCCACTTGGGTTGGTGCAACAGGCGTTTTAATCATTGGTATTGCTATGGCGTTCAAGGCAATTGACTTGGGCAAACGTGGCGTTAAAAAAGCTTAATCTTTAAGCGTTAATTTTTCATTTTTTCGAGGATTTATTCATGTCTACTATTTTCGCGGCTGTTGATCTTTCTACTGTAGCTACTTGGGTTGGTGCAACAGGTGTTTTGATCGTTGGTATTGCTATGGCGTTCAAGGCAATTGACTTGGGCAAACGTGGCGTTAACAAGGCTTAAGCAATGACTGGCGCACTTGTAGCTCTTTTTTATGCAATTATTTTGCTGGTTGGGGCTATGAGTGCGTTTGTTCTTATTATTGCTATAAATAAGGGCATTTGATGAAAGCATTACTGTTTTTCTTTTTAGTGTTTTTTTCAAATACTGTTTTTGCTACTACTTGTTCTGACGGTTCGCCCCCTCCAACTGAGGGCGGCGTTATGTCAAATGGCATTTGTCAAACTGGGCAATATATGTCCAATATATACGGAGGCGCGCCCTCTGCATGGGTCGAGAATGCTGTTGGTCAAGGCACTTCATGTACTATCGAGCTTTCTTGCCCTCCGCCTGTTCCTGTTGTCTGTCCTGACGGCACTAGCCACCCTGCGCCTTATACTTGCTCAACAACTCCACCGCCTGCGCCTGTGACTTGTCCAAATGGTCAACCTGCACCTAATGGCGATTTAATGCAATGCGCCGACATTCCAGATTGTTCTTCTCAAAACGATCCTTCTTTGACTGCGCCCGTTGTTTGTACTTCTGGTGGTACTCAGTGTAAAGGTGCTTCGGTTGTCCTTAATGATGTCCCGCTTTGTTCTGGTGATTCGGGTAATGCTAGTACACCTAAATATTGTGCTGATGGTCTTTTAACTAATTCTTCAGGGGCTTGTAGCGATGGTTCTACGCCCTCAACAACGCCGCCACCTTGTGCGGCAACTAATACTTGTCAATCTAATAGTCCTTCGCCTTCGCTTATTACTTGTGCCGATGGATCAATTCATACCTCGCCTTATACCTGTCCTTCGTCTAATCCAACAAATACTAATGGTGGCGGTGATACTACCAACACAACGAATAATAACGGTGGCGATACAACCAACAACAACACAACAAATAATAATGGGGGTTCGGATGGATCATCTACGACGGGAAGCGGAACAAGCGGCTCTGGTTCTGGTTCTGGAATTGGAGGTACAACGACTACATCGACAAATGGTCAAGGCGGTAAAGGCGGGACTGGCGGAACGGGCGGCACTGGCGGAACGGGTGGCACTGGCGGAACAGCGGGTGACGGCGGCACAGGCGGGCAAGGCGGCACTGCAACTGTAAACGTTAATAATCAGGTAGCCGCAGGGAGTTTTGGTGATTTGCCTACCGTTCCTAGTTCTTTTTATACATCGTCTTACGCTTCTGGTTTATCAGGGGTTTATCAGTCACACCAACAAGCAATTAATCAAACAGCTTTTGTTTCTGGATTATCTACCTTTTTCCCGACCTCTTTAAACGTTGATAACGGTACTTGTCCAAGTTGGGATTTTACTTTGCCATCACCATTGCGCGGTTCTATGTCATTAACTCCGCCTTGTTATATCTGGGGCATTTTGCGCGTTATCTTTTTGATTACTGCGTTGTTTTATGCCAGAAAATTAATATTCGGCGGTTGATATGCGTTTTTTAATTGTTTTATTGCTTATTTTTCCCGCTTTTGCTTTTGCTACTACGCCTTTGAATTGCGTTACAAATTCAAGCGGTGCTCAAACGTGTATTGATCCCAATCAATCAAATACGTCATCTAATGCCCAAATGAATTGCGCGGTCGATTCTTCGGGCCATAATATTTGCGTTGGTTCTGACGGTTCGACTTATAACGTTGCATCCGATGGGTCTTATTCTGTTGTTGGTGCTGGTTGCGGCACGGTTAACGGTGTTGTTACTTGTCCAACTAATACAAACACTTCACCAACGGCTGGTTCTTCTGGCGGTGATGGCGGGCTGGGTGGTGCAAACGGTCAAGGTGGAACGGGTGGAACTGGCGGAACAGGCGGAACAGGTGGTAAAGCGGGGGCGGCTGGTGCATCGGGTTCAAGTGCTACAACAACTGTTAATTTCATTCCTGATTTTTTAACTCCGCTTTATACCGCTATTAAAGCGTTTTGCATTTGGCTTTTATCTATTCTCTCCTCGGTAATTGTTTCGTTTTTTACGTTACTTAAAGACGTTGTTTGTTGGTCATTCGATCAGTTTTTGATATTGCTTCAAGCGATTCTCAACGCAATTTCTTTTTCCTCTATTACTAATCTATTACCTTCTATCAATTTACCGTCAGAGATTACTAACGTTCTCGGTTTGATTGGTTTTGGTACTTGTTTGCAGATTTTATTAGCGGCTTTGACTATTCGCATTGTTCTACAGTTAATTCCTTTTGTGCGTTTAGGTACTTAATTTTACTTTAGGGGGGGTACCCGCGCCCTAGCGCGGGGGGGTTCCCTAAATAACATACGGATTTTTTATGATTAATTTATTGATAGGACAGCCCGGCGGTGGTAAAAGTTACGAATCTGTTGCTTATCATTTGATTCCTGCTATTGAGTCGGGTCGTAAGGTTATTACTAATCTTCCTCTCAATCTCGAACATTTTGTGGCGGTTTACGGTCAAAAATTGGTTGATGAGTTAATAGAAGTTCGTCACAAAACATTAGCCACTCCTGTTCCTATGGAATGGGCAAAACTTGAGTTAATGTTTAAGCGTTTTGGCATGGTTCCTAGACTTACGCCTTTTATCAATCGTGTTTTTGCCAATTTGGTGGATTATGACAATTCGTGGCGGCATCCGATTACGGGTGCTGGTGTTTTGTATATTATTGATGAGTGCCATTTTTGCTTACCGTATCGGGGTACACCTATCGAGGTGGAAGAATGGTTTTCAATGCACCGTCACGAGTCAGCCGACGTTTTATTGATTACTCAAAGTTACGGTAAGATTTCGCAATCTATACGCGATCTCGTTCAGGTTTGTTATAGAGTTAAGAAAGGTACGGCTTTTGGTAGTTCTAACAAGTATATTCGTAAAGTTCAAGACGGCATTAGGGGCGGTGTTGTCAATACTGACATTCGAGAATATGATAAAAAGTTTTTCCCGTTTTACCAGTCACACACCAAAGGCGGCGGCACCGAATTAGCGGCTGAGGACATTCGCCCTTGGTACAAACATTGGACTGCATACGGTGCAGGCATCATGCTTGTTATTTTTCTCGGCATTGTTATTATGATGTTGTCCAAGCCTGCTAAATCATCTATTAAACCTATTTATCAAGTTCCTGCACCTGTTCAACAGGTTCCTTCACCTTTTCAACAAGTTCCTTCACCTGTTCAACAAGTTCCCGCACCTGTTCAACAAGTTCCCTCACCTGTTCCCGCTGATAAGCCCAAAGAACCAGATAAGCATGATCCCTATGCTGATTCTGGTATCCATTTAGTTGGTCATGTGATCGGCAAAGACAAAGAAGGTAAAGTTAAAGAACGCTGGATATTATCACTTAGTCAAAACGGGCAACGATTACAACAACTTTATTCTTCGGACTTTGAAAAGGTTGGTTATAAGTTTGAAGGCATTAATCAGTGTGCGGCTTGGCTAACTTTTGGCACTGAAAAGCGTTTTATCAAGTGTGATTCTCCTACTCTTTCTATTGCTTCGGTTGCTTCTATCAAGCATTGATTTTTAACATAGAAATTATTTAAAGCCTCTTTATGGGGCTTTTTTTATGTCTAAGTATTGATTTTTTTCCCCGCCCTGTTATCCTTTAGCTGTACATTTTGAGGTCAATCTATTTTTTTTTAGGAGTTTTGATATGGCTCGTATACGTTCACTTAATTCTTTTTCTATTAATTCTTATGCCAAATATCTTTTAGTTTATGAATTTGATGATTTCCCGAATCGCAAAGAAGCATTTAAGTTTGCAAATAAAAAACTTCATCAGATTAAAGTTGCTCATCGTGTTTTACGTCAAGTTATTGTTAGACAAGATTTAAAACGTTTGGAAAGTAACACTCACATTAATTCATTTAGGGGTTAA